CTTTTCTTTTTAATAATTCTATGATAGCATATGCTATATCAATATCTTTTTTCTTTTTAAAAAGGGAATGTGTGTTGTGTTCAAAATATCTTATAACCTCATTAATCAAATCACTCATATGATTATTATCAAACTTATAATATAATTTTTGTTTCATACCATCGGATTCAAAATCATCATGAGTTTTTAATTTTTTATAATTGTTATTGTTGTGTAGAATTAAATAATTTTTAGCAACAACAGAAAAATAACTAAATGCTTTTGAACCTTTTGTATGGTCGTATTTATGCATATTCATCACCATAAAAGCTACAACTTCCGCTTTAACATCTTTAAATGGAACATCAAAATACATAAATTTAAAAGTGTTAATTATGTTTTCAGCTAATTTATCAAAAGCTTTATGTATCTCCGATTCATATATTTTACTCTTATGAGTATAATCTTCAGATAAATTATATCTTATAATAGCATCTTGAACATCACTCCCAAAATAAACTTTACTTTTCTTTTTTCTTGGCATCTTCATCTCCTTCAGTTGGTTCAAATAAATCATCCAACATTAATTGTATTTGTTTTAATTGTTCAAAAAAGAAACCTGTTTCATCATCTGATTCATAATGTCCAGCCGAATCAACTTGTTTCATTCTTTTTGTTGAAGAACTAACTATGTTTTGAATATTCAATATAAAATTTTCATACTGATTTATTCTTCTTAAAGCATAAAACAAAGATACTCCACAAAAAGAACCTATTAATAATAAAATAATGATTATACTAAATAACATAATAATATCCTAATTAGCAAACAATTCATCAAATTTTGATTTCATATTTTCAACTTGTTTTTGTTCATCTGTTGATTTTGGAACTTTATTATTTACAACTTGAGGTTTATTTCCACCCCTTTTCCATTCATCAAATTCTATATGAGTAGCCATCATATCAGCTTGATGTAATATATAAGCCATATTAGAACGAAGATTATAATCTGGATTATATGACATCAAATATGCTTTGTTAGCTTCATCATATAAACCATCTGTTAATTTAATTCCAATATATTCTTTATCTGTAACCTTAACACTATAGTGTTGTAATAACCAAAGTCCTCTATCAGGTACTTTCATATATTGTAAAGCTGGATTATGTTTATAAATCTCATCACGATTCTTTCTATGCCAATCCGAATCTTGTGGAATATAATAATCGTTTTCTAAATCTCCAACCTTACCCAAGTCGTGATGCATCGCTGCAAATACTAACTCTTCATCTGTAAAGTTTATTTCAGCACCATTATCTTCCCAAACCTTTTTGAGTTGTAATGAGAATTGAATGATATGAAGAATGTGTTCAACATATCCACCAGGCATAGCATTGTGATAAGCACCTTTAGCACTTGCTGGAGCGAACATCATTCGTTCTTTGAAATCCTCATACATCTTTAAAAGGTTTTCTTTTCTATCATCACTGATAAAACCTTCTATTGTATCTATTAACTTTTTCCAATTATTTTGGATTTGTTCAGCACTAAGTTGTTTCATTTATTTTACCTCATATCTATTTTTTGTAAATTTAATCGTATCTTCTAATCTTAATCTATTTCTATATTCACTAAAAGAAATTCTAACGCCCCAACCCATGTGTTCTAACAATTCTTTTTTACTTACTGATTTCATTTTATGAATATAATCAACCATCTTCTTATATGATTCTGTATCAGACATAACTTTTAAATTATCTAAATGTTCCCAACCATCAAACCATTTTAACACTCTATTTGACCATTTAAAATCTTTAAGTTTTGGTGATAAATATTTATTAGCTTCTTCTCTAAGTTTTGGTTTATCTAACATATCCTCTATTGTAGATTTAAATTCATCAACACCATCATATAATAATGGATATTGTTCACCAACCATTTCAGGATAACACATCCCATCGGGGAGAATATATGGAACTCCTTGTGATAATCCATCAGTTGTTGAAATACTCCAAGCAGAATATTTTTGAAAACAACCAATACCCATATGCATTGAACGTACAAAATTTAAATAATCATCTCTACTATTTAATTTAACTCTTTCAGCATAAGGTCTATCTAAATCAGCCAATGTTAAATATACTTTGAAATCTTGTCGTTTCTCCCATAACTCATCCATCCTTTTTACAAACCAAGCCCAACCTGTATATTCATTATCTCTATGATTGAATAAAATAGTTTTAGGTTTATACTTATGTCCAGTAGAAATTAAATCCACACCAAGATAATGTGGTTGAATAATTTTATCTAATTGACCAACAATTCTTGGGTGGTAGGATTGTTTAACTTTATCTAAAACTAATTCCTTTAACCATTCAGTATTAACACCACATTCATCCATCTCTAACATCCCAGCTATATTATGATGTAACATAGTTTTAGCATATGCAGTATTTTCAGGCACTTCATACCAATGACAATATCCAATCATCTTTGGATTTATATTTGTTTCATTAACAAACATATTTGATAATTGTAAAGTGTGTTCAGGAAGATGAGAATAAATTAAATCATAATCTTTGTTTTTCCAATCGATTGTTTTAATTAATTGTTTATGATTAAAATGAGTTCTCATAGCATTTGGGTATGATGGTAACTCAATTAGTAATTGTTCTGTATTTTCAAAGATTAAACTTTTAACCTCATATGGAGAAAGTATAGTCCAATGAATCATTTTACCCCAAGAAGTTTTATTTAATTCCTTAATAACATTTCTCAAAACTACAACATAAGAATCTTTTTCCAAATCACGCATATATGTAATATTCGGATATACAAGAATATTGTATTTGTATTCTTTATCATAATCTGTTTGTTCTGTAAAATTAAAAATATTCATTAATATAATATACAAATATTATTATATATAATACAAGCCTTTTTATCTGCCAACATCTTTTATATAATTTTCTTCAGCTTCTTTCCAAGTTAATCCCAACATATTAGCATAAAATAATTTTTCAGGCTTTAATCTATTTTCTGAATGTAATTTAGTATATCTTTTAATTGCTTTCTTTTTCCACCATTTAGTTGTGTATTCTAAATCCTCAGCAAACTTTTTCTTTAAAACTAATTCACTACTATCTATTTCATTTCTTAAATACTCTAAACCATTTTCATACATATTAGCAAAAAATACACCACGCTTAAATCCATGCTCATAATTAGATTTCTTAACATTAAGTTCTTTAAATATATAATCTAATATTCTTTGTTTTACACCTGTTGGAGGACCTGCTACACCTTCTTTCTGAGTAGATATCCTTTTGAAATCTTCTTCTCGTTCTTTTTTCATCCAATCCATCCAGGGTTTATAAACTGAATCATCAGGTTTAATAGCCATTCTACCAGCAGATTCACCAAGTGTTTTCCAATGTGGGATTCCATTATACATTGAATGAACTCCATAAAGAGATGTTGTAGTTGTTCCAATTAATTTATCATCATAAAGTTCTTCCCACTTTTCTCTGATGGTTGATGATGTAACAAGAGCGGCTACTAATTTACCACCAAGAAAATTATATCCAAATGGTTGAGTTGGAACAATTGATGTTCCGATACTTGTGCATCTTAATTTACCATCCACAAATTTATTATCTTTAGTCCATTTAATATATTGATCTCTAACTTTAATTGATGTAACATCTGAACCCATACATATTAAACCAAGAATTTTACCTGAATTGGAATCTTTAACATAGAATTTTAAGTTTCTACCTGGATTAGCAACGTATTCCATAGTATGAATTAACCTTCTAACTAATACCCAATTCTCAACATCTTTAGAATTACCCTGTTCAACATATTCTAATACAGGACTGATATTTTCAATTTCTGAAATAGTTAATTCTAAATTATTTATATCAGTTGGTTTCCATAATTTCTTTTCCAACATATCAAACTTATAAGCAAATCTGTGAAAGTTTTCATCTTTATTAAATTCCTGCCATTTCTTATAAAGAGTTTGTTCTTGAACAGACATCGATTTTAGTTTATCCATATTGTCGATAAACTTTTTCTTTTCACTCTGATAGTTGAAATCATCTTCGACATCAAAAAAATTTGAAAATTTCATTTTAAAAATTCCTATTTTTAATAATTATAAGATCATTAGATCAATAGATCAATAGATCAACTGATCAATAAGATCAATAAGATCAATAAGATCA